AACCTTTCATATTTATGATAATGCGAATAACTCAATAATTGATTCTTATGGTATTATAGTATTAAGACCCGGTCAACTTGGTGGAAGTGGTTATGTTTCTGTTAGTGGTAGCCTAACAACATCAAGTTCAGTTTTTGCTGGGAATGGTTCGGAAGTTTTGGGGTTAATTAAGATGGGAGCAGGCGGACTTTATGGAATAGGGATAGGACCTTCAGCTTCCTATCTCCATCTTTATAACCACTATTATGGAACAGGTATAAGATTTGGATATTATGATGGCTCTACTTTTACACCTACTGGGAAAATAGTGAACAATGGGACATTTACGGCAGTAGGAGATGTAGTAGCTTATGGATCGGCTTAAATAAAAGACAATGGGAAAAATACTAAACACATACAGAGGTTACGCTAATACTGATCTTAGAACTAGAAGTTCTATTCCTACTCAAGGAGATATTTCTCTTGGGACAGGAAATATAGATTGTTCTAATATAAGTTTAAGTGCAGTAAAGAATGTTCTAAGTGCTTCTACTTATTCATTATATGATATATGTAGACATGCTAATGTTAATCAATGGAGTGCAGAAAGTCCTAAGATAAAAACATATACTAGTTCGGGTAGTGAGAGTGCAGTTCTTACTATTACAAATCCAACTGTAGCTAAACTTGGAGACTTTGCAGGATATAATCATTATGCTGTTACTCCGGGTTGGATAAGAACTGATAATGATATTTGGGTAAATCAAGGTAATGCACCAACGATAACAGGTTCAATTCAAATAGGTGAATTGAGATATGATAATGCTCAATCAGTTGTTGTTGTTGCTTATGATGGAGCTAGTTATGCTGGTTCTCAATTTATTCCTCTTGATCAATATGTAAAAGATCAAGTAGATTTTACTGTTAGTGCTTCTACTATCTCTAGTCAGACAACATTTACATTAAAAGCTTTTATGTCTCAAGATACATCTAATTATAGTTCAGGAACTGGTAACTTATGTAGAGTACCTAATTGTTCAAATGTAAGTTGTACTGTAAATATAAGAACTGGTTCTAGCGGTTCATCTGCTGGTATGAGTCCATTTTCTGTTTCAGGTTTCTATTGGGATGCTGCTACAGGTGTAATTGGATTTTCAGATGCAGTAGATAATTCTAATAGTTATTCTAGCCTTGAAGTTTACGCTTATCTATCAACTGATGGATATGGAAGTTTTAGTCCTATTAATCTTTATAGTGGATCATATACAGCTAGTCAGAGTCTTGGAGCATTAGAAGCTGACTTTGGAGTTAGTGGTGGTGCTTATGGATATCATTTTACTCTTGTAGTTGAAGCTAGTGCTTAATATAATTATATAATCTTTTAAATTTAAAATTATGGAAAATAATCAAAGAATTAGTCAAATCATGCAAGCTCTCCAAATGAGAGAAGAAGGTGAATTTCAACCTAATGGGATGCGTACAAGTACTCCTACAGTTACAGGAGAAGCTAGAGAAGTACTCGTTGCTGAATTAGTTAAACTCTTAACCATTACACCAGAAGCAGTTAAATAATTTATCTGAAATAATACGATTCTTATTGTAGAGTCATATTATTTTTGTAACTTTACAACTTATCTTTAATATATTATGAGTGCAACTCAAGATCAAATAAATGGATATTTGTATAATGTAAGAAGTGCTTACTCTACTTATGGTAGTAATCTAGCTAAAGCACAACGTCTTGGTCGTACAGACTTAGACTGTTATAAACTAAAATTCCGAGCATTAAAATATCTTCTAAGAATAGTTAGTGACTATTTTAATACACCTAACTACGCTGTATCTAATTTCTTTACTACCAGTGAGATAAGAGATGTTATGCAACAGATAAATAATATCTGTGGTACTAATTATATAATTGAATTATAAACTAAAAAGAAGAAGAATCATGAAATTAAACATTCAAGAGAGGCTAACATTAATTGGCGTTGTTCCTCAAAAAGGAAACTTTGAAACTATGAGTACAATCGAGAATCTGAAGTTACTTCTATATCCTTCTGAAGAAGAAGTGAAGAAGTATAATATTAAACAATCTGAAGATAGAATTGAATGGAGTGCTGAAGCAAGTACAGAACCTGTTGAGATTCCTATGACTTCTGTTCAGAGAGACTTAATATTAAAAGAACTTAATAGAATCTCACAAGAAGAAAATCTTTTGTACCCTCAGTATTCAATCTTTAAAAGATTTAAAACAGAAGATGAAACTAAAAAAGAATAATGGAAAATGTAACTCTCAATCAAATTGCGTATAGTATATTTGAGACTGTTAGAGGTCAAATAAATGATGATGATAATATTGCTATTGAACAGATTAAAGATTTAGTCCATAGTACAAGATCAAGGTTACTTCATCAAAAGTTTAATAAAAATATAAGAGTCATTGAAGATAGTTTTACACAATCTCTTGGTCAACTGGAAATTGAAGCTGTAGATTCGTCTAATCATTCTACAATCAAATCAGGAAGATATATGTATAGAACTAAAAAAGAAATTCCTGCTACAATAAGTAGAACTAATTATGAAGGTACATTCTTACGAATTGGTCCAGCTGATGAATTAGCAACAGAGTATAATCTTGTATCCTACAATCGTGCATTACATTCTGGTAATGGTAAATTTAATAAAGATGTTATATTTTGTTTTATAAGAGATAGTAGAATCTATCTTATCAGTAGCAGTGGTGCTTACCACAAAGGAGTTCAATTTATTGATGTAATTGGAGTATTTGATAACCCTACACAAGTTGCGAAATTTAAAGATGTTAACGGAAGTTCATTGTATTCTGATGATGGACGTTATCCTGTAAGTCGTGCTTTAAGGGATGATATTGAAAACCTGATACTTAAAGAAAAGTTTGGTATTAAAGCTAATGCTCCAAGTGATAAAACTAATGATGGAACAATGGTGTTAAATGGCTAACTACGGAATTAAGAATATCTACAGATATTATAAAGAACATAGTAGCGACCCAGTAAGCGAAAAGATATTTGCATCTAGCTGGAAATCATTTGCAAATAAAGTTACGGATGGAATTGTATACCAAGGTAAAGACTTTGGTATGCCTTTCCGTCTTGGACCAATTGGTATTAGAAAACAAAAAGTAATTGTTGTTTTAAATCCTGATGGTAGTATAGATAAAAGATATCTAAGACCTGATTGGAAAGCTACAAAAGAACTTTGGATTAGAGAACCTGCAGCTAAAGAAAGAAAACAATTAGTATTCCATTTGAATAAACATTTTAATGGATATAATTGTAAATGGTATTGGGATAAAAGTCAGTGTTCTATTTCTAATCAATCTGCTTATTCTTTTGTACCTACAAGAGAAAACAAACGAAAGTTAGCAGATGCAATATTTGATGACGATAGAGAAGTAGATTATTACGAACATAAACCAAAAACATGGAAGAATCAATTAACAAAAGTGTAGATAAGAATGGTAACAAGAATGTTACCTACACTAAACGTTGGGAAGATAATGGATTTAATCTCAGTAAAGAAATTCGCCAAGTTGAAGGTGGATGGATTATTCGTGAGAGTAAATATGGGAAACCTAAAGATGGTGGTGAAGATGCTAAATATGTAGAAGAGAATAAAGAATATGTAACAACTGAAAATCCTTTTAAACCTAAAGAGGATAAAGAAGAAAAGATGTTTGATTTTGTAGATAAACCTTCATTTTAAAAAATACTAGATAATGGCTTTAAGTGGTAAATATATTGATATAACTTATGTTATAGAACGTGTCTATAGAGATTACGGATTTGATCTTGAAATTAAGTTCGATGAAGTAATTGAATGGGTGTGGGATGTAATCTCATTGGTAGGTGCTCCTGAAGCATATATTGATAAGATTACCAATGGAGTAGATGGACCTGCTCCAATTACAATAACTAATTATAGAGGTACTTTACCAAATGATTTACACTCTATCGTACTCGCAAGAGATTACGATAGTAAGATGCCAATGATCTGTAAATCAAGTTCTTTTATAAAAGATACAGAGAGTAATAATGTACAACAATCTCAGATTAGTTATACAGCTAATAATAATTTCATCTTTACATCTTTTGAAGAAGGACAAGTAGAAATGAATTATAAAGCGTTTCCTACAACAGCTCTCGGAATGCCTATGATTCCTGACGATATAAAATTTGTAATGGCTACACAATCTTATATTGCAGAAAGGATAGGATTCAGATTATGGATGCAAGAAAAGTTATCCAGAGACAGATATGAGAAATTAGACGTAGAACGTAATTGGTACATCGGTGCTGCATCAACTAAAGCTAGGATACCTTCCATAGATGAAATGGAGATGATTAAAAATAGATACCTCAGACTGCGTACACACACAGATTTTCATGACGCATCTTTTACATATTCTTCAGCTAAAGAAAGTTTAATATTACATAATAATTCAGGTAGATAATGGCAACAGTTACAAACAGTTTTGCTCAAGGGATGGATAAGGATTCATCTAAGAATAAGTACGATACTACTCATTACTTTGAAGCTGAGAACTTTCGTATAGTTACTCAGGATGGATTGAGTAGTGGAGCATTAGAGAATACTGCAGGTAACTTAGTTAGGATGAATTCTCTATCTAATAACTTTGTAGTAGGTCACGTAGTATTACGTGATCATCTTATTTTATGGACTACTGATAATCAGACTATTCCTAATTTTACTAGTGTTGATAGAATATGGAGGATTCCTTTATCAACTTTCGATAATTTAACTGGAACTAATTCTTTTACTCTTAGTACTAGTAGATTTCCTACAGGTCATCTTGTATATGAAGGACAGATGGGACTTTCTACATTGAATAAAATTAAAGCTGTTGCTAGATATGAAAGTGATAATATTCAGAAGGTTTATTGGATAGATGGATATAATAGATTTAGACATCTTAATACAATACAAAATTCAGAATATAATGATCTTGTGAATCTTAACGTTGATAAACTTGAAGTTATAAGTAACTTTAGTGTTACTCGTCCTGAGTTTGTTGGGATGAAATCAGGTAATCTTAAAGCAGGAAAAATTCATTATACTTATCAATTGTATACTGTTAATGGTGGTGAGACTGTGTTTAGTCCTACAAGTCATTTAGTTAATCTAGTTGAACCTAGTGATGTTATGGGTAACAGTCTTAACTATCATGGTTCAGATATTGATAGTAATACAGGTAAAGCTGTTATGGGTTCTATCGAAGTTCTTGCAAAAGGTTATAATAGAATAAGAATAGTTGCTGTTCATTATTCAACTCTTCAAGGTGATCCTACAATAAGAGTAGTTGAAGAAAGAGATATATCAACTCAAGGAGAAACAATTACATTTGTTGATGCAGGTCAAAGTTTAATGAATTACACTCTTGAGGAAATAAGATTATACGGTACATTTTTATTTGTTCCTAAAGAAATTGCAGTTAAAGACAATATTGTATTTCCTGCAAATATATCAGAAGAATCTTTTGATATAAATTTTGACGCTAGAGCATATCGTTTTGCAGGAGTTAGTTCTACAACTACTGATTATAATTATCAAGCAAATGTAAGTCTTAGACGTAAAGCAAGAATTTACGATAAGGATGATAACTTTTATGAAGGAAGTGGTGCTACTCCTACAGGTCAATGGACAGGAACAGGAGTCGGTAATATTACAGGATGGATAAATATTCCTGAAACATTTGATGCAATAAATAAGTTTAATGATACTAATAACGATGGTAATCATGCAAGTCGTTTTATGTATCAGGCAGATGGAGCTACTCTTGGTGGAGAAGGTCCACATATAAGATATACGTTTAGAGTTAAAACGATTCAACTAGAAGAGAATACTTCTATTGGTAGTATTCTTTCAGGACTTGAAAATAGTTTTGATAATCCTTCTTATTATAATTATGCAAGTCCTTATAATTGTGCTAAATATCTTGGTTATGCAAGAGATGAAGTATATCGTTTTGGTATAGTATTCTTTGATGATAAGGGACGATCTTCATTTGTAAAATGGATAGGTGATATTCGAATGCCATCTATGAGTACAGTTTCTTATGGAAACACTTATGATACTAGTTCTTCAGGAACTGGTCAAATTCATACAATAGATACAGGTGGATGGTATGATAATGATGGACAATTCAACATTGAGATAATAATAGATAATGATACAAATCTTTCTGCAATAGGTGGAATGGAGAATGCTGTTAGTGTTGATTATACTACAGGTGCAATAATGTCTGCATTAGATTATATTAAGTATTTTAAATCATATGATATAACTTCTACAGTAGTTAATGATACTGTTACAGTACAGTTTAATACGATTGGAACACATACTATTAGTATTGGAGTTTATAAATGGGATAGTCAACAAGATGATTATGTTCCATATAGTAGTCATACTATAACAGAATCTGTTACAACTGCATATGCACCCGGAGGAGGTTCTAAAAAGGATTTCTCTTCTACATTCTTAGGAATTGATGGAAAGATAAAAGCAAATATACTTTATCCTGAATTTACTGTTAGTCTTACTGGTACAGATGCAGAGGGATTATCTTATCAAATTGTAAGAGTACAAAGAAAAGGAAGTGATAGATCAATTCAAGGTCAAGGAGTTGTTACTGGTACACATGCTGTTAATGCTTTAAGATATCCTCAGTCATGGGGTAATAGTACTTGGAGTAAAGATGTTGTTTGTTTTAATTCACCTGAAATAGCGTTTAATAAAAACATTATTAAACAAGCAGGTGATAAACTACAGATTGTCGGAACGTATAATAATTTAGAATATGATCTTGTTAATGGGACACATATATGGAAATATAAGAATATAGTACCTCTCATTAATTCTCAGAAAGCTAGTGGAAGTGTAGAAGGAGATGAATTCTTTAGTGATAATTCAGCTGGTATTAATCGTGCAAATATTGTTACAATGGATAATACACTTGAACTTCCTATAGGTAGTTACGTATATAGAAGAATTATGCATGATGGATCATCTGATATAAAATGTGATAAAGGAGTTAACTTCTTATGCTTACTTGAGTCAACTACAACTAATTGGATAGGATATGATAGTCTAGCAGCTGATAGATCAGTTGTAATTTATAGAAGAAACGTTTTCTATTATCAGTACGGTGGTGTAGATTATAGTTCACGTACACGTAATATTTATCAAGCTACTGGTAGAGTTCAGAAATCTGATACATCTATTATCCCTGTGTTTGATGGAGATACGTACATATCAATGTTTGATTATCTCAATGGTGGTTGGAAAGAAAAAGAAACTTCTGGTGCAAGATCAGAGGTTGTTTATTTTCCTATTGAGACAAGTATTAATCTTGATCTCAGAATGGATGTGTGTTATCATAATACAGCTACAGCGTTAACTGG